TGTGTTCAATGCCACTTTCAGGATCTACCAACTCTCCTTCTAGTAATTTAAACGTATGTCTAAGCATACTCTCAATAATCTGAGTAGCCGGCATACCTTTACGCCAGTTATTGCGGGCATACTTACTACACCCATACTCTAACACTCTCACCATAGGTTCTAGAGACTTAAAGTCTACCAAAGACCACTCCACCTTGCCTTGATTGTATCTAAGTGCTTGTTGAACTTGTGGAGAATCGGCAAAACTTTTCATAGCAGCCGCTATTTCTTCTTTAGTCCAATGACCTTCCGCCTTAAAAGGTTTTGGCTTGTTTCTTTCAGTTAATGCTGTTTCGAAGTCTTCAACTTCTTTAGCAATTTCTTCTTTAATCGTTTTGTTTTCCATAATCTTTGGTTGGTTCCGGAATTTCTACATCAAGAATGTTACGTCCGAACTCTATAACATCTTGGATAAATTTAAGTACTTCTGACTTCTTAGCTTTAGCTAAAGACATTGGTATCTTCTTGAACTCTCCTTCAAATAACACTTCTTCATAGAGATACATGGTTTTTAGGATGCTAATTGTCTCATCCTTAGTAAAAGTTGTACCTTCTAACTCTTCAAAGCGTTCTTTAATAATAGGCAGAACAATGCCGTAGAAATAAGCTAACTGAGGTAATGTACGCTTAGAGTCTATTCTAATTATATTTACCTCTACATTTACTTCTGGTTCTCCCAACATCAACTCACCAAAGTAAGATTGCATTAATTCTTTATCTACCTTTAGATAGATATTGCCGTCGATATTCTTACTGAGTTTCCCCGGCAGGTGTATTCGTGTGATTGACATCTTCTTTTTCTAGTTCTTCTAGTAATCTAAACGCTAGTTCTTCTTCTTTTTCTAACTGATCCTCTAATCTACGCTTACTAAAAGCTTGATCAATTTTTTTAATAAAGAACGAATTTGCACTTTTAGCATTGTTTATTACTTTAATTAGGTCTGGGTTAATATACTCACGGATAAATTGATATTGGACATTAAGGGCCTTTGCTAATACATAGGCCCTTCTTATATCCGCTAGGACTTCTTCATCAGAGGGTCGTTTCTTCATCTTCCCTACTCTCCCGATACTCTTTAAATGCTGCTTCTAGTAAATTTAAATCCTCTACACTCAGTTTGCCCCAATAGTCTACTTCAAAATGATTAACTACCTCTTCCATAGTATCAAAGTGGCCATCTTCAATCAAAGACATTGTGTTTTCCCAGAAGTTATCAGGGTTTTCCATCATCTGCATTTGGTTATAACTCATTTGATTATCCTCAAGTTCTCCTTTAGGAGAGATAGTAAACTTACCTGCAAAATCCATTCCTGGTTCCTCGTAATAGCCTTCCATAGTTAATCCATACTCCACAGCTAGCTTAATAAAGAAAGGAAGCATAGGACTCCAAGCAGAATCTCCTGATATAGTAAATGAACCATCCTCAGAATCTATTTCAAACTCGCCTTGAAACCATTTAGAACCGTAGTCTTCGTATACAGTATCCCAAGGTTTTTTGTCTTCATCAGATTCATCTTGCTCTAGTACCTCTTGAGAAAAGAACATAGGATAAACCTTATAGTAGCAGTCTACGTATACTTGGTTTCCAGATTCTTTGTCTATTAAGGCATCTACAATTGTTTTTAAACGAGTCAGGTTCTCTTTAGAACCCGACCCGTTTGTATAATTGTAACAATGATTTGCCATTACTCAGCTGCGTAACCAAAGAAGTAGTACTGACCAGGAGCTTGGTTCTTATCAAATTTATATTTGATTCTAGCTACTGTAGGACTACAACTAACTAATACACGCTCCATGATAACAGAAGTGTTCTCACTAGTCTTTTCTGTGTACATACGAGCTAACTTGACAGCCTCAGTCTTACTTCCACTAGAGTTAATTTTTTGGCCGTGGTTGTTGAGTACAAAGTACACTAGTTCCCATTTCTTAGTTCCAGGAACTACGATGTCTTCTACTTGAGACTTAACCTTAAGTTTATTTTCTTTAGGCTCTTGAATACAAACACCCCAAGCTGGTCCCCACTTACTAGTGTTTTCAATTTCTTTATCGACAAACTCTTTTATGTCTAGTTTGCTTTGTTTCCACTCAGCAGTCTTGTCTACAAAACCTTGAGTAGTACTGATAGTGCCATTATATGAATCATTACCATGCTCATAAACAGCGTCTTGTACACATTGATTGTACGCCTCTCTCATAGAGTAGGCTCTTGATTTTTCTACAAATGTTGTTGCTCCCATAATTTTAAGTTTAGTTTATTTTTTCCAAAATTTTTCTATACAAGGATCTGCTTTAAGCGGTACACGCTTACAGAAGACAGCTCCGGCTTTTACCATTGCACCTTCTAGTGCATTGGCTACTTCTCCTGATAAAGACTCAGGACATTCCACTAAGTTCTCGTCATGAACCGTGTTAATAAATTTAACTGTGAACAATAAGTTGTTCGGCAATAAATAATCTTCCCAAAAATAAACACAAGATAACTTGGTTATCTCTGCGGACTCGCCTTGGATAGGGTAGTTTAAAGACATACGCTCTATCTGGCCTTTCTTACCAAAGAAAGTTGATACCTGTTGTTTAATTTTAGAGTAAGATGCTGTTTTGTGCTCTCTGTGTTTTTTGTAGTTATCCCAAAAGCCCTTAACACCTACAGCTTTTTTTGCTTCGAGAAACTCATCATAGTAATCTACGTATGATTTTTTGCCAGTTACGGCTGAGATTAATACATACCCATTATCTACGCCAAATTTCTTGGCTTGATCGAAGTATGCCTTTAATCCCGGAAAGGCTGCAAAGTAAGCATCATAAATCTTTTGACCTTGTTCTACATCTAATCCTAGTTGGTCAGCAATACCTATGCCACTACCACCGTAGTTGATTGCAAAACCAGCTACTTTAGCTGATTGACGCTTATCCTTATGCTTCTTCTTAATCTCATCTAGGCTCAGTCCTTCCAACTCGTCATACATCTTGCTGGCAACAAAGCTGTGCATGTCGCCCAACCCTTTATCATAAAACTCTAATAGGTTAGCGTCAAGACACTTGTTAACCAATACAATCTGTTCTTGTCCTGTGTAGTCACACCCGATAATAACATTACCATCTTCTGCCACAAAACAACTGCGAGTCTCTTCGTCACTAGGTATGTTTTGTAGGTTAGGATATGCCTCCCCGGTTTCTTTGTTTCTACCGCCACTAGACAAACGACCAGTATTCATTAGTTGCTTATACTGTGTGTGGATTCTTCCGCTTACAGGGTTGATGAGTTTAATCCAGTTTTCTCCATAGGTACCTAAATCCTTTTGAGACTGTTTGTACTTTAGGTAAGTTTCAATAATTGGAAACTTGCTCTGGAATTTAACTAAATGACTTGCTTCTATAGTATCCTTAGTCTCGCCTTTTTCAGTAACCGATGTGTCTACTCCAAGTGCTTTAAAGAAGTCTACTACTTGTTGAGAAGAATTCCAGTTGATTGAGGTTTTAATTTCAGGATTAAAAAGATCAGTTTGTCTTTGAATGAAACGAATCATTTTATTGTCTAGAATAAACTTGTCAAGGGTTTTTTCAGCCTCGTCTAAGTCCATTTTAGTTTTGCCCATTTTGATTCTCCACTTATCTGCGTCAAGCTTAATACCACAGTATTCTATGTAAGCAAGTACCTTAACGAATCTATTGTCCAATTCTATCGACCTTAAGGAACCCTGTTTTTTAAGTATATCTAATTGAATATCTTTAAGTTGGTGTAAATAAGTCACATCGAGGGCCGAATAAAGAAGAAATGGAATGGTGAATTTTCCATTAATATTCTTCCGCTCTGTCTTATCCATTACTACACCTAAGTGACGATACACGCATGCATCCAAACTACATCTGTGACTATCTATACCTAGCCTTGTGGTCTTTTCGCCTAGAAAAGTATCGTATACTTTGGTAGGAATGATTCTCTCATGGTAAAGGAACTTCAAGTCAAACTTTAAGTTATGACCAATAAGCTCTCTGGTCTCCAGCAACTCCTTAAAGAATTGAATGTCTACACTCTTTACATCAATTACAAATTGATGATTCTCGTTACCTAACTGAATAGTCAACAGGTCTGTAGTATACGGATCAAATCCCAAAGTCTCGCAGTCAAAGCCTAGAGTATCTTTAGTTTCAAGTAAAGATAAAGCCTGCTCTTTGGTACAGAAAACAATGTTGTGGTTCCCGTCAAGTTTCAGGCTATTTAGTATTTTAGGGTTCTCTGTTACAAATCCTATCATAGTTTGACTAGTTTACTTATCACTTTGTGGTACTTTCGGTATGACTCAACCATTAAATTGAACCTCTCTTCGCTAGACATGCTCTGGAATTCTAATTTTTCCAGTGCCTTTTGATAGATGTCATAGATTTCTCTGCGGTCATTGTTATTCATTTTCAAACTAATGCCTGCAATATCTAATAAGGTTTCTGTCATGTTCTCTCCCCATATGTTATTAATGGACTTGCCTAAATTCCATACATGGTGAGGCGTATACATATTACATGTAGGACAACCCGGAAGCATGTTGCGTAAATCGTATCGAGTAATACTCTTTGTTCTGCTTACAAAGTGACAACATTGTAATTGTTTACGAGGCATTCGTACTTCACAGGCATGACACTTTTCATCAAAAGCTGCCCTAATTAACCAAGAAGTCATCTGATCAAGTTTAGCTTGAGTAATAGTGTTAGCCTTCTTCTCACGGACTTTAGCACGTTTTTCCTTTAACTTCTCTTTTTGTGATTTTTTCACACAAACGGCACATAATTTCTTGGTTTTGTTGGAATATGGCCTCTTTTTACCACAATCTGAGCAAATTGTCTCCATTACAGGTTTCTCAATTTCTCCTTTGATTGGCACTTTTTTAACTGTTTTTTTCAGCATAAACAAATATAATAAATAAAATTAAAGGGCAAAAGAAATCTCTTGCCCTTAACATAGAAAGTTATAACCTAGTAAGTTATACCTCGTCAACACCTACCAAATGGTAAGTTTTGTTGATGGTTGGCTCTACAAATTCTCGATAGATTTCATCGAAACCTTTTTGATTGGTTCTGAATGCAATACCACTCATCAAAGCATTACGCTTAGCTTCAATATCCTTGTAGGTAAGCATATGGTTTGTATAGCGAGTAACTGCATTAAACAATCCGTAAGCTGTTTCTCCATGAGTATTGAACTCTGTAGTCATAGCAACCCTAAAGTTGTTCAAACGATTCTTGGTACGAGTGAACTCCTCGTCTCCGCCAATGATACTGAGCAAAAACTCGTCAGTAATCTTTGTTGGGATAGTGGTCTTACTCATCTGAATCATAGTCTCAATCAACTGCTCTTCCTGGAATACAGAGTTACGCAATTGATTACTGATGATAGCAATCTTTGCTTTAGAGTTTGCAGTGTGACGAACACGCTCCATATCCTTAAGTGCGGAGAAGAATGTGTTGGCACAAACTACTACTACGTTAGTGGTACCGAATCCGATAGGAGCCGAACCATCATGAGAAGTCAAAGCAGTCAAGAATCTTTTAGAGTCTGACCCACCAATCTTAACATCAGGTAGAGCCAACTGAAAATAAACCTTCTGACCATTGCCAAGCATACCAGCTCTGCTAATTTGAAGATTCTGTTGACCTGCAGCCTCATATAGAGTTTCTGCAATCTCCCTGTTTTGTGTAGGAGTATATTTACTACCTACAATACCTAAGCATTGGTTAGTATCATTTCTGAAAATACCAAAGCCTTGTGTTGCTTGACCTTGTGGGCCATAAAGAGTTTCTTTGCTTACTGTCCAGTTAGCATTTGCTTGTTCTAAAATTTGTTCTACTGACATAATTAATCTTTTTTATTGGTTGATTCTGCGATTTTACTGATTTCTGTGTGTCTGCCATGCTCCTTGATAAAAGCACGCAGACTTTCAAGTTCCATTAGCTGTCCTGAAGTAGTACAATAGTCGTACTCGTCTGCTTTAATGGTATTTTTAATTGTTTCCATTCTGTCTTTAATATACTTAACTATGTTAGCCCTGAAATGGTAGTAGGTTAACAGTTCTTCTCGAATAAGATTGTCGTTGTTGTCTAAAAATTCAGCCATTTAATAGTGTCTCCGTTGTTGTGAAGTAAGATTTTATTGATTTCTTCAAAGTGATTACAGTCCCACTTGCCTCCCTTATAGACCGCAGCTACGGGATGAGACGATTGAAGCACGTGGTGAAATCTACTATTTACTAAAGGCATGAATTGTTGTGCGTCTTTGCCCCAGAAACAGAAAATAACGCCTGTGCTATTCTCGGAGATAGTCTTAATTACAGTTTCTGTAAATGACTTCCATAGTTTCAGATGAGAACCAGCTTGATTCTTCTCTACAGTAAGTGCTGCATTAAGAAGAAACACACCCTGTTCTGCCCACTTGTGTAAGTCCATGTCTGTTTCTAAGAAATTAATCTCATCTACATACAAGGTTTCTTTAAGTCGATTGTATATCTGTCTAAGACTAGGAGGTACAAACTCTGTATAGCGTGGTGCAAATGCTAATCCACAAGCAACCGGTTCTCCTTTAAACTCTGTTGGGTAGGGGTCCATTCCAATAATAACAACGCTTATCTTGTTAAAAGGCGTTAATTGGAATGCTTTAAATACCTCATCGGATTTAGGATAAATTGTTTTGGTCGCTCTCAGTGTCTTAAGTGTACTTGCTATCCGAGTAAATTCATCTGATTCTATAATGGTCCGTAGGTGTCCATACCAGTCATCTGGTATGTTAATTCGCTTTTGTCTGCTCATATTTTACTAGTGCTTCCTTAATTTCCTTTAATTGATTCATGTCCTTTTTGTCTTTAACCCACTTAGAAGCAAATCTTTCCCACTTAGCCTGATCAAATTCTTTACGTAAATCCGATAAACTGACTGGTTTAATATTGAAATGATGTGGCAATCGTTCTTTAACCTCATCTAAGAGTCTCTTGAAGCCAATTGCATAGGCACCATTAGACTGTAATAAATCATCATGACTATTGATGGCATGAACTACAGTACTATGATCTCTACCTCCAAATAGTAAACCTGTTTTTTCCAATGTATAGTCTAGATAGATGGCAAAGATTACCATTGCCTTTTTACGTACATCTACAATAGTGCGTTTACGTCCTTTAGATTCAAGTTCTTCAAAAGAAATTTGAGTTTGTTCGTAGATAATCTCAAACATCACTTTCTCATCTGGACTTAAATTAAGACGATTTGATGATTTAACTGGGTTTTTACGGGTAATTTTAGAGTTATCTATTTTTCTCTGACGAATTTTTTTATCAAAGCCTTTTAGATTTATTAAATTACGATATATACGTATCGCATCTCCTGGGTAACCCCCCATCTTTTGTACTGTATACTCAATAGATCTCTTTATATAATCATCAATGTTTTGCATAATTCTAAAAATTTTTCTTTCCCGTGGTCTCTATAAATATCACTAGGGTCTTTGCCTAACTCAGCATTGTGTTCTAGAAATGGGAGATTAAATTTCTCACTCATCTTCTTAGCTCCATTAATACCGGCTTCGTCTGCATCAAACCATAAGCATATATTTTCAAATCGATGTTTCAGTATTTCATAAGCATTATCTGAAACTGGTGTGTTCTCGCTTCTAACAGCAACTGCATTAATTCCAACAGAGTGTAAGGTCATTACGTCCTTCAAACCTTTGGTGATAACCAGATTAGTGCCTCTAGAAGGTAATTGAGTATAACCTTCTAGTATACCTCCAAAGAAACTAGATCTAAACTTATTCCGTTTATCTGCAAGTGGTCTGTAGAGTTTGAACCGGTCTTTTTCTTTGTAACGATAGCAAGGATCAAAGTTGTTATTTATGTACCACAAGTCTTCGTTAATCCAAGCACGCTCAATCCTTCTTATATCGTAATACTCTAGAATGCTAGGAGTGATTCCAAATTGACCCCAGTACTTATAGTCACTTTTTGTAAAATTGCACAAACGCACTTTTATCACAGCCGGCTTTACCTCAGGAGCAACAAACTCTTTTGCCTCTAAAACCAATCGCTTTTTGTCTGAAAGGTTTAAGTCTTTGATGTTAAAGTCAGACTCTATTTTATACAGAATATCTGGAAAAGAATATCCTGTCATTAGAATAGCTACGTCTAAACAACTGTAATACGTTTGAGAAGTGCCGTAATCTACAAAATAGAGGTGACCACCTGTTGTCCATCTAAAGAAGCAACCAGGTGTCTTGTCATCTCTAAATGGATTTACATAACGTTTTTTGAGGTTGATGTCTGTCTTCATGTAAAAAGACATTATCTGTTCCTCACCGAGTAGTCGATATAATGCAGATACCGTTAGTGGTATTTCAATTTGTTCTACGTCCATAAATAAAAGGGAGGCTTTTACACCTCCCTATATTAATTAAAACTCAAGGAAGGAATCTTCTGTACTAGCAAATGGATTAGGAGTTTCTGTGGCTCCTCCACCAAACATGTCAGTTACTCCGCCATCAACTTCAGTTTCAGCCGGTGCTGCATCAGGCAAAAACTCTTTCAAGTCGTAAGAGTTGCCATAATACTGCTTGTAACCATACTCACCTTCAACTACTTTCTTCACATAGTCAGTCACACGACCTTGTACGTTCAAGAAAATATTAGTGAATACATCTTGGTACTTGCTGTCTTTAATACCCATCAAGACTTTAATACCTCCGTCAAGCTTATTGAAGTGATCAAAGAATGCTTCTAACTCACTACCATTACCTTTTGCTACTGCATTCCAGTCATCCAACACAAATGGTTTGGTTTTAGGACTAGCATTAGCATAGGCTTTCATCAGAGAGTAGATATTCTCCTCACCTTCTTTTGCCTCACGGATACTTGATTTGTCAAGACGACGTGATTCGTCCCAACTTTTCATAGTATCACTCAATCCTGCAAGATTCTCAGCCCACGCAGTCTTGGTGTAGTTGTCAATGAATTGCTTTTTGTCTGACTTTGAAATACGAGTGTTGTTAGACACCCATAAAGAAAACTTACCACGCATCTCAACTTTACTAGAAGGATGATTAACATACCAAAAATCAATACGGAAGTTCTTTTCACCCTCATAAACAGGAGGCTTAACTTCATCTAGACCTAAGATTTCTTTAAGTCTTTTTTCGTCTGGGTTAACAGCAATGATTTGAATGGGTGCAAAACCGGTGTAATATTTACGGTTTGATACTTCTCTGGTTTCTAATTCGTTTAAATTCATAATCTTCTAATTAAATGGTTTCGGGTTTGGTTTCTTCAATCTTAGGCTCTGCTTTCTGTGGAGCCGGATTCACAGGTGCTGCTTCATCTGCATAATATGCATCGACTGCAGCGCATACATACTGCAAGTCATTAGGAATAAGAGTGTCTGCAAACATATCCATAGGACTCTTTGCAGGATAATTACGGTAACGATTGGTTACAAAATTGTAAGTAGTCATACCATTCTTGTCCTCGTCTACGTGAGTGTACAAAGCAATGGTAAAGAGACCCTCGAGTACAATTTGGTTATCCAATGCTTTTCCGATGGTTTTGATCTTTTGACCTACGATTCTACCGTCATCCTCAATTGTCTCAGAGTGAGTAATGTAGAAAATCTTCAAGTTGTTTCTCAACTTACGAGCTGTAGTAAGCATGTTAGTTACATCTTTAGCCAAGTTTGTAAATTTAGAGAAACCAACCTCGTTGGCTTTCTTCATCATCAAGAAAGACATCGAGTAGATAGCGTCATCTAGTACGATATTTTTGATGTGAGGGGCTTTCTCGTTGATTGTTCCGAGTAAAGCAGTAATTTGTGGAATATCATCTACCTCCATATAGTTCTTGCTCTCGGTATTGTAGAGCTTTTCTGCTCCACGGAAAGGCAATTCTTTACGGGCTACGTTAATGATAAACGTTTCTTTAGGATTTAGGCTACGGATACTAGTAGATTTACCGGTACCACTTGGGCCTACGATAGCGATTAATTTGCTTGACATAATTTTAATTTTTCGATTGTTCGGTTTCTATTAAATGATCCCATCCAAAGAATGAAGCGAATTCGGTGGCCATTTTTTTCTTATCGTCGTTACGAATAATGCCAACACTTACAATTGCATCTACTGCTTCTGGGTTCGTTTCTAGGTAATTAAATAACCAGTCTCTATAACTCAACTCTTCTTTAACTGGCCATTGGTACTTTTGATACCAATTTGTTTCTGTTAAATCAACCTCTGATAGGTTAGTTCCAACTCTTCTGCACATTTCTGTGTAAATTTCCTTTAAATACTCGTTCATAACTTAATAAAGTGTTCATAGTAATTCTTGGTAGGGTTAGCCATCTCTTCGGCTCTAGGTAGTTCTTGGAACTCACCGTTAGCACCGTTAAAGTATAAACCTACTGCAGAATTTTCTAAGCCAAAGTGTCGGTCCTTTAGGAATATTAAAGAACGGTACTTTTGCCCTAGTAACGACACGTCATACCCACTATGTACAGGTATGTTATGCCGGGAAGGATTAAACAAGCCTAACACTATCTCGTAGTCTTGTTGTACTCCCTTGTTGAGGTGTAATTCCTCTAGCGATGGTTCCAGCATCTCTTCTATCAGTGCGCCTCTATTTGTGTATTGGGCTTTTTCTGAGGAGGGTGTTTGCTGATGAACAATAATGTTCGCCATCTTAAATTTCTTGGAAAACAATTCTAATGTAATGTCCTTGACCATATAATCTAATGTCTGATAAGTACTCAACCGAGTCTTAGTTTCTGACATCATTTCATTAGATAACAAACTAATGTGGTCTAAAATAAAAAATACCCACGTATCATCGGATTTATATTCATAACCTACTGGTACTTGTTTCCCGTCATACTCTTTGTATATGTAATCTCCGATAGTAGGGTCATCAAAGAAAGTCTTGATGTGCTTTTTAATTCCTGTGGGATTTCTGATGTAGTCAATAACCTCCACAATACCCTGTAGAGTATTGATAAATTTCTCTGCTCCCTTAATCTTTTCAAGCAAATCAGAATTTACTGTGTAGGAACCAATAGACTTTAGCTGGGATACACTTATTGTTATCTTGTATTTCTCATACAAGTACATAGCAATAAACGATAACCAGAAGTCAGTCTCACTTTCTTCTAATGCAAAATAGAAAATTTTTGGCTTGACGTTGGAGTTAATTGTGCGTTTGAAAATATTCATGATAGTGAAATATTTTACAAACTTGGTCTTACCTACGCCAGAACCAGCAGTAATAGCAGTAATTGAACCTTTAGTAAAGCCTCCATATCTTTCCGCTAAGCGAGCAAAAGGTGGAAGAATAGAAGTAATACCTCCGCTTTCTTTTATGCCTTTATTTCGCTCAATTTGGCCTAATACTTTTTCAAAATCCTGCATTAGATAATATTCCTTGAACTATAGTTGGTTGATTGGTTTCCGTTATCCTTAAATTGCTCACACCAGTTTGCTAAGTCGCTTTGGTCAATGCCGTCAATTCGCTTAAAGATAAAGTAGCCACACTCTCGGATGTAGTTCAAAGAACCTTTTCTACGTAAAGTATCTATGTAAAGATCAGTAGCCCCTAAAATTTCTTCTTTAGTGTACTTGTACTTTTGTAGAAACTTGGTCATTTTAGTCTGAACAGTGGCTAAGTCAGTAGTTTTTGCAGTTACTCCTAGATTCTTAGCAGAGAACTTAATTGTGTACTCTTTAATCCATGAAATGTCAATAGTAGGCTCAACCGGTTTGTTTTTTAACTTAAGTCCTATTTCCTCCATACTACCCACTATTGATAAATTTTCTTTTCCAAGCAAATCTGCAACTTTAGGATGCCAAGTAATCCTAGAATCCTTGTGAATAAGAAGTCCTTCTGACTTCCACTGATCGACTAATCCGTGATGTTCACACAGGTCCCAAAGTACTTCGTAAAACGTTTTCTTCATTTTCTTTAACTTGTTGTATATCAATTACATTGACCTCGTTTTCAGAAACGGGGGTTACGAATTTACTTAATTCTTCTGTCATTTGCAACTCGTACATTAACAATTCCTCTCGATAATGACGGTGCATCATTAAATAGTCTGGGTGAGTATTTAACGATTCTCCAAAGGCTTCAAATTCTGTCATAATAAAATAAAAGGGGGATTTCTCCCCCTAGATTACTCGTAATAATATTCACATAACTCCTGCAAAGTACCCAGCTTATCATCAGGTAAGTCTAGGCAATTTTCAGGACTAAAGTAAAAATGAATGTAAATGTCTAAGTCTCTGCAATAGATACATTGGTAGTCTATAGAATAAATTAAGTGCCTCTCTACCTTCTTTCCGGTGACTGGGCAGCAATTATCTATAATTCTACTCTCTATCTCATCGTATGACGAAATGTGTTCGAGGACTTTTTTGTTTCTAGCATCGTAAGACATTCCAGATAATGCTACAAATAATTCTGGACTTAAAACTCCATTCTTTACATCCTCTTCCCACTGCTCTTTCTCTCCATAGTAGTCCTCGTAAAAAGCTAACTCTTCTGGATCTCTGTCAAAGTGAGTATAACCCGCATACATGTTTTCGATTACTGTACTTCTCTCTCTTTGAGTTAAGTTTTTAAGTTCAGGCGTTGTAGTGCCGGCTTCATGTATGTCTGGAAAACGTAAGTCATCAAACATAGAATAAGATAAACTTCTACCTGACCAAGAGTCTTCCGATAGTTGTTGTATTGGAGAAAAAGATAGAGGTATGTTTCTTTCAGAAATCATCTCTAGCATCTCTTGGGCAAAACAAAATGCATTCTCCATAGAGTTGATGTGAATAACCTCATCATTCATATGCTCGTTCAGATAACCGCAGCTCAGATTATGTGAAGCAACTTTCAAGCCTCTTCTACGCAAAGCACCTACGTCAGTACAACTACCATTGTTAAATGAATAACCATAAGTCTTCATCAATGGGGCGATTAAATCATAGTGTTCTTCTGGAAAGACTTGCAGTCCATTAGTGTACTTGATGAAATCTGTTGAGTAAGAACGTCTGTCCAACTGAGTTACAACTAGAGAATCCTCAAAGAAACTCATGTCACACTCGTTGGACCCGATACAACCTCGCTCTTCACCGTAAAATAAAACTACTTTGCAATGGTCTAGGCGCTTGAGCATTTCTACAGCAAAGTAAAGACCTACAGAATCATCGGCACCAATACCGCATTGTTTGGCTTCATAGTTATTAAAGCCAAAAATCCAGTCTTTAGTTTGAATAATCTGCATGTCCTCATGGTAGTCCTGGGCAGTATCGTAGTGTGCTACTACAGTAGGATAGAACTCTGCATTACCCTTGGTAAAATAAAGATTACCGCCTGTATTGATGCCTTCTACACCTGTATACTCCCGAATCATCTCAAGCAAATAAATTGCCTTAGCTTTATTTCTAGCAGTATCGTAAGTAGGAGATTGGAACAACATAATGTCTTTAAGTAAGTCATAGTTAGTTCCAAAACTCTTAATCGCTTTTATTCCTAGGAGCTGACACTCTTCTGAGGCATAAAAAGGTTTAGAGTATGACATCGTTGATTGATTCGATGTTTGGGTGGTCTTGTTGGTTTTCTTGGTTTTCTTGGTTTTCGTCATTTTCTTGATTTTCTTGGTTTTCTTGGACTAGTTCGGAGAGTAACTCTTCGTAGGCTGTATCGTCTGGGTGGTAATACTTACCATCATATTCTCGGTATATAAAGTCGCTATGATCTTTTACAAAGAATCCATAACTGTTCTCATACTCAAATAAGTTATCGTTTCCTTCCCAGCAATGTTCTCCGTTAGATAATAATACCATAGAGTCGTCTGGTACTGAACTTTCTGTGTACTCACAGTAGGTAGCATGGTCAGCGCATAAAGTTTCATCTAGAGCTTCTGACCAAGTTGTACAGCTATCGCATCCGTATGATCCTCGGTATCTTCCTCTTGTAATTTCCGACACAAAGTCTGACTGACAACTAGTAGCATCACAGAATTCACATTGATACTCTTCTTCACCGCTGTAACTTCCATCTGTGTTAGTAAACTCTAAACAATCCGAAGAAGGTCTAAAGTTTAGGAAGCATTCTTCACTTGTATCGTAGAATCTTAGACTGTCAATGTAAGGAAAACGCCTGCAATCCATCAACTTATTATACTCGTACGGTATTTGTAGTTCGTATTTCTGGCCTCCATGGAAGTTTCTCAAAGATTTATAACCTAGACTATCCAAACTAGCAGTAATTATTGACTCAGATTTATTATCATAGGTGTAGATACGGTCAATGTGTTTTTCTCCCATATCGTCAATCCAGATAATTCCTCGAGCAACTACCTTATCGTTTTTACGTAGAACAGCTAGGTTAATTTTCTTAGGCTCGTTTACATACATATCTAGGTAATGCTGACAGTGACTGTAACGCATGCAGGAGTTCCACAAAGTACCGCCATTGACAGGAGTTGCATAGTTATCTTCTAAATAAGCTTCTCGTATGGCCTCTCCTGATACAATAGAAAAGTCGTAATTTTTATCTTTAATTACTACTAGTTTATAGTAGGCTTCTGCAAATAGATTCTTCTCACGCTCTGTAAACTCTGTAGGGAATAGTTTATTCAGAACCTTATGAATGCTTGTGTGAAACCTTTGTTCGGGATTCCATACACCTGATTTAACAACTTCTTTTAGATTCTCAAACCTCCAAACCAAATCAGTAGTATCTTGAAGATACCGATGCTCTACTCGGCCCTCAACAAAACGAAAATTTCGGTTATAGTAAGAACCTTGATAATTAGCTAAGGTTGGTATAGTAAAGTCTTCTGGTGCCTCGTAAGAATACTCAAAAAGATACTCGGTAGTTCCATCTTCTTTTAAAGAACTGCCTGAAAGGGTTTTCTTAACCTTCATCTTAACAGGTGTAGGAACTAGACGCTTGTTAAAACTAAAATGAGTAAATTCTTCTCTAAGATGCTCTCCAAAAGATAAAGATTCATCGTCACCCCTATAAGTACCTATTATCGGGTATTTATAACTAAGAATAATTTTAGTTTTATCAGTAATGTAGTAGGTTTTAAAGAAACTGTCTTTGACTTTCTCGTACCGATCTTTATTCAGGAAAGATATTTTGGTGTAATCATCATTAGACAAGTCTAGGTAATTGATGCTTTCCGATTCTACTGATCGGATTTTTAGTATTGTTTCTGCAATCTTAATTACCGGACTATCTGGGTCTGACTTACTTATTAATACTTGTAGCCTTCTTTTAAAACTAGAGCTTAAATAAAATTTTACTCGGTTTGATCTTCTTCTAGGAATATGTTCCTGAACAAGAGCCAACTTTTCTTCAAGAGTTTGATCTCTTACTGGCTGCTGAACCTCGCTAATGAAGTCAGAGCTTAGGGGGTCGTAAAATAGTTCTGTATTTGGCATAAAAAAAGGGGCTTGTTAGGCCCCTGTTAAATGTGATTAGATTAGTTTACAAATTTTTTCTTAAGTCCCACTCAGAAATCTCACCCATTAGGTAAAGATTGAGCGTTTCTTTAGCAGTAGTTACTTTAGACTGAAGTTCCTTAATGGCTTTAGTCCACTCGGATACATACTTGTCTTGAAGTCTATCTAAAGCTAATGCCTTAAGTTCTTCCATAGGACGCAACTCATCTGCCCAACGAGTAATCAAATACTGATTAGTCTGAGTGTTGGTGTCGTTAAAGAAGAACCCCATAGTCTCAATGTAATCTTTGGCTTGCTCTCTAGAAGTAAAGTCATAAGGTGTACTCTCTCTATTGAAGTAACTTCCTTTTGCTTTGTCTTCTTCAGTTTTGTAGTAGCTAGCAGAGAACCTTGTACAAGTACCTACAGCAATAGGATCTGGAGTTTTGTCATCGTACCAGATTTTAATCTCGTTGAAGTACTTCTCTGTTTGACAAAAAGCTAACTCACGCATTACCTCTAAGGGCATAGGAGTTTTAGAGTACTCTTTGAAATCAATTTTAGTTGGACACAGGGTACCAAAGATGTTTTGCATGCTTTGGTTCATGTAAGGATAAGGTAATGGTGACTTAGCTTGTTGAACAAACTCCATTTGCTTTTCTAAGCCCATCTGAGCAGCTAACTGCTTCCACTCGTCTTGGTCTCCTAATTCTAGGATTACGTTGTCTAATTCTGCGTTTCTGAATGATTGAATTGTCATAGTTGATTTGTTGGGTGTTGAGGGTGATTGTGAATAATGGTAAACTTGTGCTTACCTTGAATTTTGCCTACCGCATTGTCTATGTAGTAGACGGATCGTTTTCTAGTCCACCTTCTTGTATAAGTTTCTACTACTCTAGTACGTGGTGGATTTACTAATTTTTTAAGCTCTTTAAGTTTTCTAACTACTTCAGCTTCTGTAGTACAGTGCACAACCAAGTCTAGCATAGGTCCTTGTGCTTCAATACTAATAATTACTTTAGGTGTTTTTGCCATAGCCTAAGTCTTTTTTTACTTGACCAGATTCTTCTTGACGTGCATTATAATTTTTTCCTCGTAGTTCTGGGATTTCCTGTTGGACTTTTTGTCTACTACGTCTAATAGACTCTGATGATGTTAATTGGCCTTTACCTAAAGCACTTAATAATTCTACTGCAGTAGTACAGCCTAGATTAATTGATTCTTGATACCAAATACGAGCAATTAACTTATTGTCATCTTCTCGATACTTAGCATCCGACTTCAGTAATTGAATAACTTTGTCTCTGATTAGTTTCATTTTTAAGATTGGTTTCTTTAATTTTAGCTCTAACATAAATTTGCCGGCATGCTCGATAAGATTTGTTCATCTTAATCCCTATCTGACCAAATGTAAGTCCCATATCCTCTCTTAGGATTAGTACTGCATATTGCCGAGCGGTATAGCCGTACAAATTAATCTTCACTTGGTGGTAATTTTTTTAATGCATTAATAAGTTCTTGGCCAGATTCTGATAAGTACAAAGGGCATTCACCGTCTTTAATAGCAGGACTCACATAAACTTGAGAATATTCACTAGCTTTAGCATTATAACGTCTACAGCTTTCTTTTTGGTAACATCCCTCCCCACTGCATTTAGCTATGCTACTCATTACCACCTCCAAATATCCTTTTGTAGTATTCTTCTGCTTCTTTTAAGGATTTTGATTCTGGCAGTCTTGCATCTCCGTCTGTCCAAGCCTCAATAATCTCCTTGTTATGCACTCTCTTAGACCTATTTATTGAGTTTTGAATTTCAGTAGGAAATGAAATCTTCATTATTTCAAACCAAAGTTTTAAATCAAACTCAAGTTGTTCAACGCTACCTTGTTTATTGTTGCTCATTGTTACCTCCTTGTACAATTTCAATTAACTTTCTAAGACAAGCAAGTTCTGCTTCTTCGTAGGTTTTAAATATATTAGCAGTCATTCCACTAACATATCCTAAATACTCATACCCATTATATTCTAT